GAAAAAGTTCCTGTTACTGCTGAAACCGTACCTGAAAAAGTTCCTGTTACCGCAGAAAGAGTGCTTGTTAATGTAACGTTAGCCGCTGTTACTAATCCCGTAAATGCTGCTGAACCACCCGTGACCGCATTAGTAGCCGCAACAGAAAGACCAGTGATCGCGCCTGAAAAAGTTCCTGTTAATGCTGTAACTATTCCGGTTACTGTTATGTTTGCACCTGTGATTAATCCAACAAAAGCGGCTGAAGCACCAGTGACCGCACCAGTAAAAATACCTTTTACATATTTTACTGCACTCAATGTTCCAGAGGTTCTTGCTGTTGCACCGCCTGAAACTTGTATTGAAGTATCAGCAACATTTATTCCTTCAAAGTGAGATCCTGCACCACTTAATATAATATCATTTGTTCCTGCATTTATAACCCGCGCTTTCATTTGTGCGCGTGATCCTGTTAGTGAAAACGTAAATGTTGAAACATCTAATACAGCTTCGGGCGACTCAAAATCAAAAACGAGATCAATACCGGGTAACGAGAAATTTGCCGCTAATGTGTGTACTCCATTAAGAAATAAAACTTTTGTTCCTGACGGAACTATAACGGATGTTATTTCAGCAATAGTATGCGTTGCTTCAAGTGCTGTCACTTGAGCAGACGAACCTATGATCACATCATAATAATTTCCCTGAAGACCAAGAAACCATTTATAAGTCTGATTAAATAACCAGTTTACATATTCAAACGGTGGCTTTTCTTTATATAAAAAACCTGCCAGCTTTTTGCTTGAATCAGGTTCTTGTATCTTTAATGAGTCGTCGTCTGATACCCATTTTAAAAAATTTGGTTTAGCCATTTTTCAATCCTCAACTAAAACTTGCAATAAAAAATATCATTATCGGATCAGTCTTGCCAACCCGCCACCATCTGGCAGGCTAACACTTCCTAATCCGCGATCTGAAACTATAGGGCCATTGCCGTTTATATCCGTATCTGAAAATCTTGAAAATTCTAAACGAGAACTTTCTTCCGCAAAACGAAGATCAAGGCTCACGCCTGCGGCTTTAACTTCATTCATTGAGTCTATTACTTTCTGATCGATAATTGGATCTTCTGGATCAGAATCAGAAAACGCAGTTAAAACAACCGAAGCAGGGAAAAATTCAATTAGATCAGAATCGGGTGCAAAAGTTAATGTCCTAAATAAAAGTATTAACGATTCAATTTGTCCGCTTAAGGCCAGCTTTCCAGTTTCAGCAATAAGATCTAATCTATAATCTGAATCAATTTGTCCTACGTTTCTTTTAAGATCTACAATCTGTCCTATGCCGTCAAGCTGCGCGCCTGTTGCTACTGTTAAATAACGTTCATCAAGTAAATTAAATAATTCAGTTTCAAGATCTTGCGTTCTTGAAGCGAAGATCTCTATCAACGAATTAAAGTTTACCGCACCATCTAAAAATCGGGGCAATCTTTCTTTTGCTTTATCCACATGATCATTTATTTTTTCTATTATCATAATGTAATCACTGTTAAACGCGCGCTATCAAAATCACCTATTTCAGTTTCGTCTACTGCAATATTATCATCAAGCGTTGGACTTGATGCTAAGCCAATTCTAATTGCTACATCTAAAATTCCCGGAACATCGTCAAAGGAACCAATCAAAGAAGGATAAACAATAACGTCTTCACCTATTTGCAAAGCATCACCAAAATCAAGTATTCGCGACTCAACTTCAGACACACCTGGAAAATCTACATTAACAGTAAGATCGATTTCGATCCATATTACTAAAGATCCAGGTCGGGAAAAATTAAGCGTGTGAAAATTACCTTGTGAGTCTTCAACCGATCCAGAAACACCACCATGACTTTCAATGCCTGCGGATTTCTTATCAAAGATTGTTTGTAATATATCCTGATCAGCACCGCCCAAAACTAAAACTTCAACTGAGTGTGGAGGCCGACCGCTAACCGGATCTGTTATCGCTTCATTGTTTTCAAATACGCGCGCTGTGCTTACACCATCAACTGATAATATCGCACCCCTGATTGCGTCGATTGTTGCCGCACCTAAACCAGATAAAGCAATAGTTCTACGCGCTCTAAATTCTGCGTCCGTTTCGGCTTCTTTTCCTTTTGTCGCATCAATTTGATTTTCGGCACGTGACCATCCGGGAATAGAGGTAACGATCTCGGTTAATGTATTCGACAATGCTTGAATAGGTCCCGTTTCGCTTGCTTCAACATTGATCGCGGTAGCAGGTAGCATTACGCCTGTTCCTGTTGCGGGTGATGAAGGTGTTCCAATGATCGTGTATTCAAAATTATCAACATCTACAAAATTAGTTACTTGATGAATACCGTTATATTCTGTCTCATTTATATCGTCGATCCAAAATCTTTGGCCTAAAATTAAACCATGTGCTGTGATTTCTGCTGAAACTATAGATCCGGCACGTGTTAATAACACAACGGATTTTTGGCCGCCATTTATACTTATATCCGATAGCGTTTGAAATTGATCACCCGCATCTTGTACAGCAATCAGCGATCCTTCAGGAATTAATGTTGTATCAGTACCACCAACATATAAAACGACTGCTGATTTCGTAGCAGGGTTTGGAGAAACGGCAGTAATTTCGCCTATTCGCGCAAGTGAAACACCACTGGCAGTATTAGGATATTGCGAATTGTAAACAGTCTCTAATAATTCCCATAATAAAACTTCACGATCGGATAATACGCCGATAATTTTACCGAATGAAGTGTCAGGAGTTGTCTTTATACCAGCACCAAACGCGGTTCTAAATGCCGCTTCAAGTTCTGTCGTAACATCTGCGATCCGTTTTGCGGTGAAGCCTTGATCTGTTAATCCGAAACTCATAATGTGATCGCCTCTGTGATTGTTTCATCTTCTAAATTTAAAGTATAACTTATACTTAACTTTCGATCTGCGCTTAACGTTGCTGACGAGGATTTTTTATTAGTATATCTTCACGATAAGTAGGTCCGAATAATAGATCTAAAAACCACTCACCTTGAAAAGTAAGCAAACGGTGCCGAATTCGCTGTGCTGTCGCGCTTGCGTTTTGAATGATCAATAAATCACCATTCTTTAATTCGAGATCATTGTTCAGTTTTAAATCCATATCACACCTTGATTTTTTCTAAATCGGTTAGGGTATTCTGCACCTCTGTTGTGATTGCATCAACACTGGTTTTAATTGTAGCAAAATCAGTCGCGTTATCTGGAACTCCTGTTGTTGCTGGTACTCCATCATCAAAATATGGGTGGGTAATCAATTGAATATCGGTCAAAGTCTGCGCTAAATCTTCAGTCAAATTTTTCAAACTGGTAAAAGCATCGTGCGCCAGCTGTAAAACTTCTTGCTCGCCGTTACCCATTGTTAGCTTAGTGCCTGATTTTACTACAATTTCAAGCGCGTCTTTATTGTTTGCGATTTGTTTCATTCCCTGGGGATAACCACCTAAAAATGCAAAAGCATCCGTTATATGGTGTTTTCTGGTATCCGCTGGCTCATACGCTTCGCCATTATCAGCCACATAATGCTCAATTGATCGATCGGCAAAAATCAAAGTAACTAAATCACCCAACGCAACAGGAAGCCGTATAAGAGCCGATCCGGTTCTGGCGTGACAGATAGGCACATTGTTGATTATAGGAAGTAGCTCACTGGTTGAGCGACCGTAAAACTTGATTTTAATCAATGGTTGAATATTCGCTAACATTGTGTCCGGATCGTATTTTTCAATTCTTCCAGGCATGCACACGCGCAAGGCTGAATTTGATTCCTCAATCGCCTGATCAATCAAACGAAGTAATGCGGCATGACTGCTCATGAATAATCCCCCGCTATCAAATTAGAATATGCACCCTCGATCTCAGTGAACCAGTCCTCGCCTCTGGTGTCTCCTGTGTGCTTAATGCTGATCGCGTGATAGTCTGCGACAACATTACCAACCAAAGTGCCTGAAATCGTCCTAGACTCAACGAAAAAACGTTCTAATAATCTGATCTGTGGTCGTAAGAGTGCGCGAATTTCAATCCCCGTTCTTGTTATTGCTGGCGATCCTACAAGTCCATTTTGAGGTGAAAATGTATTTTGTGAAGTTTGTCCCGCTTCAGGATTTCGGGGTCGATCATCAACATAAACCAGTCCTTGTCCGTCTTCTTCAATAGTGAATGACAGTCCAAAACGGCGTAAGAATAGACTTATTTCTCTGAATGATAAACCTGAAGACGTGTAATCCGTCACCTTTAAATTGTTAATAAGATCATCGGCTTCATCTGTATATCTAACGTCGATATTTAAAACGCTTAACAATCGATCCGCGATCACTTTTGCTTTCGTAGGATCGCCAAAACTGAAATTGGAAATTCCTTTTGTTGTTGCATTAATACCTGACCAGATTTCAAGAGTTGTTATCCAATCGGGGCCTTCTTTTGTATTTATTCCAGAAAGCAATTCGCCTGCCAATAGTTGAACATTATCCCCACCATAACCAGCTTTTAAAAATACTCGAATAATAGGATCTATTAATGGGTAGCCAATAGGATAAGGTTTTGCTAATTGCGCGCGTGAATCGGAATTTAGATTGTAGATCCTGATCGTGCCTCTGTTTAGTTGCTGACCATCGTCCTTGTCAATTTCAAAAGCAATTCTTAGATCAGTGATAGGCTTAACGCTTACACCGTCAAAACTAACTTGCGCGGATCTCTTAAACATTTTCCGCCTCGGTGTATCTCAGCTGAACACGATCACCAAAATTCGTATCATCTGGATCGCTAAAAAAACCATCGAGATCTTCAATCGACAAAAGACCAGGGGGAAGTTCTTCAATTCGTCCAAACTCACTTATTAAATCTGGTGAATTAACTAACTTCACACCGTTTAATAAAAAAACACCATCACGACCAATATCCATGAACCAGTGATTGTCTCTAACATTCCAATGAAACTGTAGATCATAAATGCGTCCATCAAGATCCACTTGCTCAATGAATGAATCGGTCGTTTCTGATACCGGGATAATAAAATCACTCATAACGCCACCTTAGAAACAACACCTTTTGCGCTTATTGGAAGGGCTGAGTGTTGAACGTTTGTTGCAATGCGATCACGATTTGTTTCCGCTTCATCACCAACAATTAAGATCTCTTTTAAAATTGCTGTGAATCGAATTGATCGACCGTCTGAAGACTCGCGGGGAATACTTACTGACTGAAGCATCATATTTTTATAAACGTTTATACCTGTTACTACGTCGAAAGTTTCCCTTGATCGCTGTAATCTTACTAACGATTTAAAGGCATCGTCTGCTGCGCCAGAAAACCTTAAATTTAATAATGAGGCTGAAGCATCGGTTATCCGACAAGTCATTTCTAAGCGTATAGGCTGAAGCACTACATTGTCACTATATACAGTACCGTCCTCTACCGGATTTTCTGTGATGTCTGCATCGTACTGGTGAATCTCATTCAGTACGGCATCGATCTCTATCGTGTCGATCTTTGAGACTATAATGGTAGCGAATCCAGCTAAATTAATAGGCATGATTATCGATCCTCAGTCGGTACAATATTTTGAAGCGCGCTATTGAAAGTCTCACTTTGAATTCTTTCAACTTCTTTTGCAACTGCAACAGGATCGCCCGTACCATTCACGTTTATGGTGCTGTTAAATATAACTGGTTTTTTATCTTTTGTTTCGTTTCGTGGCTTTCTATCAATTACATCTGCTGGTTTTGCTCTTTCAATTTTCTTTATCTTTTCAAGTAAAGGATCATCTTTATTGTCGAATAACGGTTTTAAGTTTTTAGCTTCTCTAATATTCTTGTTTTGCTCTGTCGGCTGTTTTGTTCTTGCGATCTCTTTTATACTTCTAAAAAAAGATGATTCCTTATTATCGAATAACGGCTTTAAGTTTTTAGTTCCTTGAGTATTCTTGTTTTGCTCTGTCGGCTGTTTTGTTCTTGCGATCTCTTTTATTTTTTTGAATAAAGGTGAATCTTCACCCCCAGGCAATGAACCAAGCCTTTTTGCCTCTCTTACTTCTTCCTCAGATCCTTGATCAGTTCGACCCGTTCTTAATGCTTTTATATTTGTTTTTCTTCTCAGATCTTTAAAGAAATCATCCATCGGTTTTAAACCGACTGCATCAATAATTGTTCCTGTTATCCCGCGTTGATCTACATTCTGAACTGTCGTAACAAAATGATCTAAAACTTGATTCAGCTTTTGCATTACAGGGATCAAAGTTCGATTTAAACTTTCAGCTAATTTCTCGGTGCTATCTTGTGCTTTTTTCGCAGCACGATCAGCAAGCAATAATTGTGCTGGAACTTCTTTCAATGATTTATCTTGTTGATCACTGACAAGTTTTAAAGCATCGACCAAAGCCCTTGTTCTTTGGTTTATTGCTGACTGTCCACCTATTTCACCTAAATTAAATAACTCGTTTATATCTTCCGTTCTTTTAACAAACGCTTGATCGATACCCGGTAAATTTAATAAGGCTGAGAAATCACCACCACTAACCGCTTGTGTTAATTGCTGTACTAACTCGACAACATTTTGGCCTGTGACTGCTGATTGCTTCGCGGCTGATCTAAAAATTTGATCGAACAATTCAAGCTCTTTTCTACCTGCTCCAAACGTGCGAACAAAACCCGCTGCTGCCATATCAAAATCACGTTCACGAAAAATGGCACCCGCACCTTCACGGATAAGATCTAGATCTTCTCTGATCTTGTTCATGCTTTTTCTTAAAGGTGTAAATTCGATCCCTGCTAAGTTCTTCAAGGTGAATTCTGCGCGTGTTGCACTTTGACCGAAACTGAATAATGCTTTTGCACCGGCAATACCAACAGCCAATCCAAGTGCTTTGCCTATACCGCTGATCCCACGTTTCATTTTATTAACGCGCTGATCAACTTTTCTTGTTGCTTGTTCATCCGTTTCAAATTTAAAACGGGTAACTACTTCTCTTAAAACTGGCATTTATTCGCGCTCCATTTCATCGATCAATATATTCAATGCGATCACGTCCCACATTGAAAGATCTTTTTGCATTTCTAACAGCGTGGCAAATTTATATTTTAACGGGCGAATAAATAAAAAATGTATTCCTATTCCTCTGTTTTCGTATCTGAGGAGGTCAAGTCCATAAAGCTCATTAATTCTGGTATTCTTTTTTTTACCATTTCCATATATTTATTCAGCTTTATAATTTCTTCAATAACAGAAATTAATTTATCATACTCGCCTGAAAATTCTGATTCATACCATTCATCGGTGAAATCAGGCTGGACGACTGACTCTCTGATCATTCGCTTTATTAATTGTGGCGTTCCTACAATGTCGATCTTATTCATCAAGCCTGTGGCGATCTTTCCGGGGTTCACCCAAATATCGAGAAAGCTACCGGCTGGGGGAATATCTCCAAAACCTTCAGCCGCACCCGCGATAATCTTAACAAGTGAAAAGCCAATTTCTAACCCAATAGTGGTAGGAAATTGTTGAATCGTAAATGATCGTCCGTCAATAGTGACTTGTTTTTGATCTAACATTTTATGAAGCACCACCTATGATCATTTGCATGTGTGCAATGCGAATTTCCCATGCGCGACCTTCAAGACCGCCTGTGAAATTCATATCTGATTGTTTTTGTATCCAGGCACTACCACCAACGACAAGATCAAGCCCACGATTGTTTCTAAGAACAACAGGAAAAACACCATCACCCGATAAGCGATCAACGTTTGCCAAACCTGAAAGAATTAAATTCGATCGGCTTGTTTGCTGTAGATTTGCAGTAATAGTGCCGCGCGTGTCGTGTAGAATACGGCGAACCACTTCACCATCTGCACCCGCTTCATCTTCAACCTGATTAACTTCATAAGAGACTGAAATCATATCATCGGTAAAACCTGTAATGATTTTACCCGCTACGATTAAAATTATGTCCTTTGGTGCATAAGTATCAACTTGCTGTGTCATGATTTTATACCTGCGCGTTTACTGTAATTTCTAAAGATTGAACCGCACCCGCTAATTGTGCCTCGACTGTAATGCCGGGGAAATATCGCGCTGTACGATCCGCCGTTAATTGATCAACCACTTTTGGAATATTGATACGATAAAGATC